GACTGCCATTGATAATCAATGTATAGGATTGGTGCTATCTTTTAGATGGATTGTTAGTCTTTTCAATTACATTATTAATATCTTGGTAAGTATAACCTTTTTTATTTTGTAATATAGTTTTTGCTTTTCTTACATTTATTCTACTTTTTAACGATTTTTTATCTGATAAATCAGAAAACTTAGTGCCTGGAAGAAGCATTGTTTGTTTAGCTCTCTTTTTAGCATCAGTATGTATTTGATCTATTTCTGTATAAAATTGCTCTTCTTTATAATTATATCCACCTTTGTCATCACCAATAATACCAAACACCCCATCTTTAGAAAATGGGCCAGTTTTTACTTTCCGATCTTCTTTTTTATACTTTTCAAGAGATTCTTTCCAAGCTGGTTCGTTTATTTTGTTTTCTAACCGTCTTCTAAATATTGGATCAATAGCTAACAGTCTTTGTATTTCTGATTGTTCTGGGCCTGTTAGTTGCTCTCCATCTATAGAAGTTAGATTTGCATTAACATCATATCTAATATCTATAAGAGCATCAACAACTGGATCATCTTTCTCGAAATCTATACCTATAGGAGAAACCATACCAAACATTCTTAAAAAGAAATTATCTGGTCTCATACGTAGTTTCTTTTCCTGTCTTTCTGGGTTATAAATTTCATATTTTTGTGGTAACATAGGCTTGATTACAGAAGCTCTATATAATATTCTTTCATTTACAGACTCTAGTTCTTTCATACTACCATCTATAAGTTCAGAAAAGTCACTAAAACTACCACTCATTGGCATAAAACTACCTAATACATTAGCTGCACTTTGACCAAATAAAGCTTCTTTGTTTTCAGCTGTAAATATATTAGAAAACTCTGTTATACCACCTAATGGGCCATTATCAACAAGTAAACTTGCAGTAATGTTTGATACTCTTGCAAACGCTTGACTGGTTGCTGTTTCACCTATAACTTCTGCATTACCTACAATGTTAGCTATAACTCTAGCTAGTGTACTAAATATTTCTACACCTTGTATGTTGAAATATACTTGTTCATCAGTAAATGGCACACCAAATCTAACAGAATTAGGTTTAATACCACCTTGAATCCAAGCTTCACGTTCTCCTGGATCTCTAGGTAGGTCTCCAGTGTACTTACCTGTAGCTGCCAGCATGCCAAATAACACTGTAATACCTGTGCCAAATACCATTTGACCTTCAAGTTGTGCAATTTCGCCTGGAATATTACGTTGTTTAATACCAAGTTTCTGTAATTCTACCATATCACCTCTAAGAAGAGCATGATATTTCTTATTAAATAGAGCAGCAGCAGGAGAATGGTCAAATACTAACTTTAAACCGTTAATAGAAGGTGTAATAAACTTAAATAAAAGCTCAGATCCTGGAAGTGCTTTCAACATAGCGTTATATGCCTTACCTAAACCATCTAAATTTTTAGTTAATGTAGCTTCATCTCCAGCTAATCTAGCTAATTTATCAGATACTATCTTTACTTTTGTAAATGTACCGTCACCATTATCTATTTCTTTTATTCTAAAAATTTTTTTCTCGACTAATTCTTCAAATTTAGGTTGAAATTTTTTAAAGTCTTTAATACTTGCACCTGCATCCATAGCTTCATGAAATGCTTCCTCTACTAATCTTTGCATACCAATTACATATCTAGCAGAAGCATCTCCAGCTCCCATAGCTATTGTTGAATGTCGAGCTGCAGGATTAGTATTGAATTTATGTAAAAAATCAGATATATAATAACCAAGTCTTACATTAGGGTCAACATCTTGTTTGCTTAAAAATTGAGACAAACCTTTCCATTGGTTAGTACGCCTTTCAATAGCATACTTACCAGCATAGTCCATATCTGCTCCTTTTAAACCTAGCTTATAATTTCTACTGAAAATAGCTAAACTATCTTGTAAACTTTTAACTGTAGAATCCATTTGAAATAAAGCACTAGCTATTTCTTTTTCTTGTAATTCTTTACTTTGAAAATTTGGAAATAATTCTTTATATCCTTTCGAGTTTAAAAATCCTGCATCAATATTTGATCTTGATATGCTAAGTGGATTCATTAATCCAATAAACCTCATAAAAGGTCTAGATCCTGCTAAGTAACCTGTACTAATAACAGCTTTAACTGGAGTTTTAATTCTAGCTAATAAACCATTAAATGTTATACCTATCAGTTCTTGTACAAGTTTAGAAGGTATAGCTTTAAATCTTTGACCATCTTTACCAGTAAACCCCAAAAAACTACCACCAAATACTCTAGCTCTTAAATACTCACCAATATCATTTAAAGTTAATACATCACCATCTGTTAAATGAAATATAGTTATAAGATCTTCTACAGGTTTCATATCACCTGTTTTATATCCTTGTTTAACTAAATTAATTAAATTTGTATGTAATTTTTCAGCATCTTCTGCAGCCTCAGCTATATAAGTTCCTCTTTTTTTAGCTTCTAATTTATCAAGAATTTTTACATTTGACTGTGCTAGTTGTCCATCTATACCCCAAGCATACATTTGCTCTTTTGTTTTAAGAGTTACAACTTTCATTAAGTCAGCTAACTTTTCAAAATTTTGAGTTAATGTTAAATTATTTTTAACTTCTAATGCACCTGTAGCTAAATTAGACATAGTTTTTGCTAATGATTTTAAAACAATCATGTTAGCATCTTTTTGTATAGGATCAATCGTTTTGATAATTTTACCATCACCAACTCTATCTGGCCCATACGAGTATATTCTATATGGTTTAGAACCACCTTTTCCTTTAAATAATGCGTTTATTGATTTAGTATATTCTTTAGCAATATTTTTTACATCACCTTTAGTAAAGTTAGCTATCATTCCAAGTATAGGTTCTGCTCTTTTTGCTGCCTGTATAGCTAAGTCCTCATATTCGTCTGCCTTATAAGTTCTAAGCATTTCGGTTTTAATATCCTCAACAACTTCAGTCATAATTTCTTCTAGGTTTTTATCACCACCTGCAGACCTTTTGACCATACTTTTAAAGACATTCTCAGAACTGTGTACTGGTTGTCTTGCAGCTTTTAGTATATCAGCTTCATCAAACAATACCTGTTCTATGTCATTATCTTTCCTAGCTTCTTTGACAACATCTTCTACAGCATCAACATTTCTTGCGTATGTACTTTTTTCAAAGTCATCAAACTGATCTGGATTAACATTAGGATCTGGTTGTCTACCAGCATTTTCTGAATCTAATTTTGTACTAGAATACCTTACATCATCCCATACATCATCTTGAGCAGCACCACGACTTTTAGCTTTTGAAGTTAGTTCTTCAATAGTAGCTCTTGCATTAATTCTATTATCAACATTAACATCATCTAGTTGTTGTGTAACATTGTCATACTGAACTAAATCTTCTTCATCTAAATGTCTACGTATATATTTATCTAGAGGATCACTAGGATCTATACCCGTACCTTGGCTTAATTTGACTTCAGCTAGTTTTTCTGCAGCTTCTTCTCGTCTCATTAAATTTCTAAGTACCTCTTGTTGATACTCTTTAGTAGCTTCTTTGTTTGCTATTTTTGCTGCTACTTCAGCAGGATCACCTTTCTTAACAAGTTCTTTAAATTTTTTTGATGCTAATTTACTGCCTTTTACAAAAGCACCTAAGAAGTCACCAACATAGTTAGCACCACCACCTATAGTAGTTGTTTTCATTCTTGCTACCCATGCTGTATCATCTTCATCTATAGCTAATCTTTGCATAAGACCTGGGAATAACCAAGGTACATATTCTTGTGCAGCGTTAGCTAAGTTTGCTTGTTCAGATGATGATGAGATAAGTTCTGCTAAACTACCTGTACCAAATGTTTTTGCAGCACCAATAGTTTTTGGTACAAGAAAATTAAGTATACGATTACCAGCTACAAATGCTTTACCAGATCTAATAATTTGTGGAGCTTTAGGTATAAGTTTAGCACCTGTAGGAGCTAGTAAAGCTTTGTTTGCACCACCAAGATAGTTCCCTGTCCATTTAGTTAACAAACCAAATTCTACTAAAGCTCTACCAAAATTACCTAAAGGTGTTTGGTTTTCTGGTTCATAAACATCTGGTACTTCTAGATAAGTTCTTTTTTTATAATCTTTATTAAATGGATTATCCTCATCTTCTACAGGCATACCTAAAATACTTTTTGCAGTTGTTTCAAGAGTTTGTTTTGATAAACCAGCAAACTCTCCTAAACTTTCATAAGCATCTATTAAACCGCCTGTACCAGCTCTAAGAGTTTCTGCTACAGGATTTGTAGATTGATTAATTACTTCCTGTCCTGCAGCCATATCATCACTAGCTGATTGACGTATAGCTTCACGATCTGCTCTTATATCTTCTTTAGATCTTTGATCTCCTTGTAAATTGTTATCAATAAAATCACGTACATTGACAGCAGCATCTTCCATAAGACCACTTACATTGTCTGCAGCCTTCATGATTGGGTTGCTAGATGCAGGTGCATTTTTTTCAAATTCTTGTTGTAAACTACCCATATCAGAAAGATCGGGTAAATTTACCTCTTCATCATCCACTATCTCCTCTTCTGCCCCTTGGGGTAGTTGATTTTCTAGTTCGTTTGACATTACTCTAAGACTCCTTGAGTTCTAAGTTTGTGTATATATTTATTAGCAAAAGCATTGATTGTAGGTAAGTTATATAAGTCCATATTACCCCGTAGGATATAAGCAACATGATACCTAGCAGCTATGTATGGATCGCCATTTGCTTTTTGAAATGCACCCTTCCATGATGTTCTGTTTAGATAAGCCCATGTTTCTTTCTGTAACTCTTCACTTTGCCTGTAGCGATGCAGTGCCTTAGCAGCTGAAAAACCTTTTAAGGGGTTGTCATCATCTTGTGCTTTTGATAATGCTGTAAGCATCCTTCTTGTTATAGGATACTTACCAATGGTAGGTTCAAGTCGTTTACCAATAGTTAATAATTTTAAATCACTTTCTGGATTTATTCTTTTACCATCTACAATTTTTTCAAAGTGTAAATGCTCTCCGTTACTTACTCCTGTAGTACCTATCTCACCAATTCTTTCACCGTTATATTTAGCACCAATAACTAAATTAGGGTTATAACTTTTAAGATGTGCAAACCTATAAATGACATTATCTGGTGTTTGTATATCAAGATACACACCATACTTAGAATCACTAGCGTTAGCAACTACAGTACCATCTTTAATGTTAAAAGCTGTATGGAAACCTTCAGTGTAAGTTGTACCTACATCTATACCTTCATGATATGTACTAGCTCCTTCTGGTGTACCATCTTCTCCTGGTTTTCTAATTGCACCAAATTGACCTAAATCAGATATACCTATTAATCTATGACCTGTATACTTTTTACCGTCAATAATTTGTATCTGACCTGCATCTAATTCTAGTGCGGGGGCTGCCATTTCATTACGTATAACACTGGTAAAATCTTTACCCTTCCAAGCTTCAGTTAAAGTACGTTCATTCATAGGAAAAAACTCATTAAATGCACGATTTACAGCTTTATAACTTGTATTGTTTTTAGATTGTAAATCTTGTAATGTATTTATACCTTCTGAATACCTAGACTTGTTTCTATTTAACTCGTAATCTTTAGGTGCTTCTACATCAAAAGGTATATCATGTGCTTCGCTTTGTATTTTAGCAAAGTCATATGGAGGTACTTTAAATGTTTGAGCTATTTTATCTGCAATAGGATTGTTAAAAAGACCTTCTGAATCTAATTCTACATCTTTAAATATAGGATCACTTACTGATTTTTCTTCAGCTTTAATTGTTTCTATAATATTTTTAACGTTATTTTGCTCTAAGTATGGATATATATTTTGTTCTTTCATTACATTAACAAAACCACCTTCAGACGGGTCAATATAATATTTATTATCTGCAAACTTAGGATCTTGAGCTTGGTTTATCATACCTCTCATTGCAACATCAGCTTCACGTATAGCTTCTCCAAAAGTTTTAGCAGCACCTGTAGCTTCAGCTTCAGCTTGTATTTTATATGCGTTAAACTTAATTTCTGAAAGAAAAGCATTATATGCACTGTTAAATGTACCAGAAGTATCTTTTACGTTACCATATTGATCTATTGTAAATGACGTATTTAGACCAGCTAAATAAGTTTTAAATGATTTAGTAACATCTTCTACATCTTTCTTTTCAGAATCTGGATATAACTTATCAACTATTTTAATTTTTGGATTAGCTTCTAAATATGCGTCTACTGCATCACCATCTAAAGAAGGATCAATAATATCAGCTTTTGTTAAAACACCTCCATTATCTATAACTTTACCTTTTATAGACAATACACTTTCGTACTCATCTTGAGGATCTAGAAAAAGTTTACTAACCTTTTCAATTACATCTCCAGTAACTAATGGGTTGTTGTCAATTAATCCTCTAACAAATTCAAGTTGATCTTCTTCTGTTGCTCGTTTTTCTTTTGGTAAATCTCTTTGAACTTGTAAATAATCTGCTACAGACAATTCTACTACCGCATTTTGATATTGTTTATTTGCTTGATGTTTACTGGTAACAGTCCGTTGTTTTAACATTGTTACAGGTATTACACCAAATTTAGTAGGGTGTAATTCAGATAAACTTCTAAAACCCATTGGAGTTTGACCTTTTTCTTGCAACGCTAAATTAAGTCGTTTTTCCAATAAATCAGGATTATTTGATCTAGTAAAAGCATCTTCTATTCTTTTTTCTAATCTTACAATAGCTTGATGACCTGTAGATCCAGTTGCAGTTGCTTTTAAATGAGGTTTAGCTAAATCTACATATCTATTTAAAACATTTGCTAAATTAGGAGATCCTGCAATATTATCTAAAGCATTATCAAGTACCATATCTAAACCATTTAACTGTCTAGCTTTAAATTCTAAATCAATATCTTCAAACCTTTTTTTTAGATTTGCATTTAATAATTTTTTAGCTGGTTCAACTAATAATTTTGCAGTAGAAACATCATTAAAATCACCTCTATTTTCTTCAGTCCATTTACCTAAAATATAATTAGATGCAATAGCTAATTGTCTTTTTGTAAGGTTAGGGTCATTAATTGAAAAAGGGACATCTCCATCAAGTAATTCTGTAGTATTAGTTTTTATTTCATTGTCAAAATAAGAACTAAAATTTTCAGCTTTTAAAGCTTTGTCTCTAGCTTCATAACCATATGTATATGCTCCCGAAAATATACCTCTAACTTTCCTAGCTTTTTCTTTTGCAAAAGGATCATTAGTATTTTCAATTTTAGTTGCTAGATTGTTAGCTGTAGTAGTAACATCTAATTGTTGATCTGAAGCAGCACCAACTGCATCAAATCCTCTACCCTCTATTACTCCATAATTACCAGCAGCTGGATCATCTGGATCTAATTCATTTTCATCATCTGGAGCTAAGTCTGCCTCTAACTCTGCTAATAATCTATCAGCATCTCCCTCTGCTCTAGCAGCATCCATACCACTTTTAGCTAAACTAGGCACTGTATTTGTCAGAAAATCTCTTATTGCAGCACTGTTTTGGGCAGCTAACTGTGCTTCATAATTACTAACTCGAAGAGTGTTATTTGTAATTCTTTGTTCTTCTGCTTTTAAATCATTTGCTGTTTGTACTCGTTTAGCAACTTCTTCTTTAGCTCTTTTTTCTAATTGTTTAGTACGTTCAACTTGTTGTTTGACATTTGAAGAAATGGATTTTTGACTAAAACCAACTTGCCATTCTCCTTGTCTGCGAAATCCTTTTGCCATAATTTAACCTGTTTGCCACCATTGTTTAGTTGGATCAGCATTACCAATACCAGATCCTGTTTTTACTGCTGCACTAAAGCCTGTCATAATCGACCCTAACATGCTTGGTTTTTCTGGCCCTGCCATTTTAATTGGTCTTACAGTTTTAAACTCAGCAATCGGAGCAACAGGTGCAGCCATAACATTATTAAATGCTCTAGAATCTGCAGAGTATTGACTAAGAAGTGTGTTGTATTCCTGTAAACCATATGATTGTCTAGCATTAAATAAGCTTGCATCTACTGCAGCTTGTGATTGCCCTAGTTTACGTTCTTGATCACTAACAGTTAACATAGTAGATTGTCCTGCTGACATCCCACTTGCTAATATACTACCTTGTGCTCTTATAGATTCTGCTAGTTTTTCTTGTCCTTCAAATAAAGCTTCAGCAACCTTTTCTTTTAATTTTAATTGGTTAGCTGTTGAAGCTCGTGATTGTTCTAATTGGTTAATATCTTTCTGCTTTTCCATCGCTGTGACGGATGCAGATTGTGCTTCTAATTGTGCTTTAAAGATGTCTTGTTTTTGTTGATCTTTAAAAGCAGAAATTTGTATCTTGTTAAGATAGTCTTGTTTTGCTTGATAATTAGATCTATCTACCGCTGCTTTCTGTGCTCGGTATTGTGCCATTTTTGCTTGGCGATCTGCTATTGCAGTCCCCACACCTGATAGACCACCTAAAGCTAATGCTACTGTACACATAGTTTGTAAAATTCAATAAGGGGTACACCATTGTAAACTTTGTAATTTAGGAAGTTAAACTTTAACAGTTTAAGTAATTTAATATGTTGCTCATTACGCATGTCTGCATAATTATGTAAATAAGGATTAGATAGGCTGGCTATCCAGCGTTTTGATTCTTTAATAAATGTATGTGGATACTCAGTACTGGCATCAGTACATAACATCCATATTGCATTTGTAGAAGTCACCCCTGCCACTCCAGCAGTCTTGCCGTTGGGAACCTTAAAATGTACACAATATGTAGAATTATAATATGCTTGTAAAACTGCAGCTACTGCATGCAATCCTGTTGTTTGTTCTGCTTCACGTTTATCTTCCCAGCGTAGGTTCAGCCCTACCTCCAAAGCTAACTCTGGAGTGCAAGGCTGAATATACTTACCTTCGTACATGTCGTTTCGGGTTATAAATGCCATCCCAGCTTCCTGAGATTATGGCGGTAGAAAAAGGGTCTGGTATTTGTATTTGTAATTTATATTTTTCGTTTTTCTTTTGTATAGGTACTCTCACTGACTTAGCTAATTCTGCAGGTGGTTCATCAAAGTTACTAGAGTTAGCTAACATACCAGACTCATACTGAATGTATGTATCCATATCTGCATATTTAGGTATGATATGAAACTCTAAAGGGCCAGATACACCCATCTCAAAATTAACTCCAGATATACGTAACTCTCCATCTAAATCATAAGCATTTTGACCTAAATTAAGATAGTATGCGGGGAGTTCAATTATACTTGTATATTTGTATCCTACTGCAATTTTAGCACTAGAACTTATATTAATATTATTAAACGTAGCACTGTTAGTTCCTACAGCATCCGCTTGTCTGACAGTTCCAGCTATAGAATTACCATCGCTATCATTACCAGATAAACCAATCATAAAAAAATTGGTTGTTGCTGTTGGTGTATAAGGTATTGTTAATACAGTTTTTTCAGGTGTAGTTGTAGTCTGAGCTGCTCCTGCTACGTTAGTAGCTACAGTCATACTATCTAAACATGGTTCAAACCATCTTGCAGTTTTTAAAGGAGACCCTACATCAGCTGTAGTACCACCTAAAACATATGCTCTGTTAGCATCTGCATCAGCTACATACTCATGTTTACCTAATATGTAATTATTATTACTATCTTTTGTTATAGCAAAAAAACTACCACCTGTATATACCATGTGTTGCATAGTACCTGTTAGTGTCCAACTATACCACGCAGACTGTTCTCTTTGATTACCAGCATCATAATACTTGTAATGATATACTGTACTATCTCCTTTTTTACCATAAGTAACAATACCTATAGCTGCTGAGTTAGTAGATTTAGTTATATCTTTAGGTAAAAATTCTGGTACAACTCTTGTTTGTTCTAATATCTTAGGTGCTACATCATCATCTAATATAGTAGCTTCAAATGCTCTAGCATATGCAGATACATTAGATGTAAATAATACTGACGTACCTAAATCTACAGGATCTATACTAGAATCACATTCATAACTAGCTATCTTTTTCAGACGCACAGTTTTAGGACTAAATATATCTGATTCTGTGAATAATAAAAACTGACCATTATCACTAAACAACATCATACCTTTTTGTATAGGTAGAGTATGATTAATAAATGCAGGTTTTATATCAGATACAGTTATATCTATAGGATTATCGTCACTAGCTGCTATAGCTGATACAATAAAGAAATCAAAATATCTTCCAGGCTGACTCATGACTACCTGTTCATCAGCAATAAGACCTAATCTGTTCCTATGAAAGAACATTTGTTGTATATTTTTACCGTTAAAGGTAGGAAAAGGGTTAGATGTATTATCACCTACAGTCCTATTTTTCCAGTAATTATCATTACTAGCTGCGTTTGCGGTTGATAAATCTAATTTAGAAAAGGTAAATGTACCATTACGGTTGTTTATTAGTGCATGTGGCATCGTTGCGGGGTCTAAACCTAGCACCATAGGGTCACTATTAGACGCAAAGTTATGAGGTCTGA